ACTTTCATCAAGAATAAGATTCACGAAACGCTGCTTGAGAACGGCTGTGATTATTACGGCGTTGAGAACGTGGACGATATTATCGTTGTTTTCGCAAGCGATGATTTTGAGGGCCTGTACTCACCCAAAATCGAGGACGTTTGGCCTCGCGATTTTGCCCCCGCAAAGTTTGTCATGCGTAAGACTAAGGAAGGTGGTGAAAAATAGGACTATGGCAAGGACTACATTTGCGCGCACAGTCGTGCAAACGCATTGTGAGGTGAATTATATCGACCAAAATAACGAACAGAAAAACGCAACGGTTGTGCTCTTTGGTGACTATGACATTGGCACGGCACAAAAACCCGCTATTAAAAAGCTCAATGCAAAAGGCGGAGTAGTACTGGCAGTACATCACACAAGTTTTTATGGTTCTATGGGCATTGAAGAATTTGCCGAACATTGCTCAAAGAAAAATTTTAAGGAATGGTGATACAAAATGGCAGACATTATTAAGGTTGACAACGACAACGCAATGCAGACCGCTTCTGACTTCGAGATTCCGCGCGGATATATCTGCACTTTTGACATTACGAGTCTTGAGGGCAAAATGCAACTCGCAACGGCGCTTAATGGTGCTGAGTCAATGCGCGACCTTGTTGATGAACCGCTTCGCGTTACTGATGTTGTGACGACTCAGGGTACTAGGTCACGCACCGGCGATTCTTGCGTTAACACGTACCTTATTTGCGAGGACGGCAAGGTGTACTTTACGCAGTCTGACGGCATCGCGCGTTCCATTAAGATTCTTGTTGGCATTTTCACTGACCCTGACACCAAGGAATTTATGAATCCCGTGGAAATGGGCGTTGCTTTCATGGTTAAGGAGCAGAAATTGCAGAATGGCAATACGCTCAAGTCTGTGGTACCTGTTCCTCTCGCATAAATTGCGGGTAGGTTTGTTGCGTTAGTTTTATGGGCGTCGCGACTACGGTTGCGGCGCCTTATTTTTTCAAAGAAAAGAGGTGTTTGCAATGGGACGTAAAAAAACAACCGGATATGTAGCGCAAAATTTGCGTAGAAAGGGGCAACGCAGGATTAAGCGTTTGCAGGATTTAATTAGCAATGACAACACACCCGAACGTGTTCGTAATTGGGCTGAACGACAAGCCAAAGAAATTACAAGCGCAATGCAGGGAACACGACAGTACACCAAAAGTGGCAAGCGCGATAAGTCAAAGACTGAAAGCTATATCAAAGGACAAATTTCAAGACTAGAAGCGGCTGTATCAGCAACACCGTTGTATAACGCGATGGGTGATTCTTTTGCTATTACGCAATCTGAATTAAATAGGGCGTCAGTTGGACTGCCCAGCATGTACACAAAAATTGAAGTCAGTTTGTTCTATCGCGCGACACAGAAGATATGGCAAAAGAAGGGCGTTGGAGAACATGCAAGAAATGAAGCAATAATGGATTATTTTAATTCCATTAGAAGCAAAAACGAGTTATCTAACCTATCGCTTTCAGAAATCGTTGATTATGTTTTAGATGCAAATGAGATAATGGGTGCTATACAAAAATTAGAACCTCAAGAAAAACTCTCAGAAGAGCAAGAAAAATTGTACAATGAAGCACAGCAAGCCGACAATGACGATTCTGACAAAGGTTCGCCGTCATCAGTTATTGGACAGGTTGCGGTGACGGCAATTCGTGATGCACTTGAGGACCTTTTTACACTTCCAGATCCAACTGATTTTGACCCACAAGATTTCATGGATATATAGGACGTTTTATTATGGCAAGACCAAAGTTAGTTTTAGCCTCAATTTATGACACAGAAACAACTAACATTGGTGACGGCGAAAATACGCGCGCATTTCCTATTCTTTTTATTGATAACGATATTCGAGACGTTGACATTTACAATTATGAACCTGACAAAGATGACAAAATACACTTCTATCGTACCGAGCAAGAAATGCAAGACAGAATAGACGCATATGTTTTTTGGGGTGAATGTTTGGGTGTTATTCCCATAATTTGCGCGTATAATTTAATGTTCGATTTACAACCGTTAATGGAGGATTTAAATGAAAGATACGAAATCCACGCTAATGCTCAATCATCAACTAACGTCTATACGCTTGACTTGTTTTCTGAAGGTAGACACGTTCTCAGATTTTGGGACACATACCACCTCGAAATGCGTGGGTTGGCAGCTATGGGTGAAACGTGCGGGATTGAGAAAGCAAAAGGTGACTGGGATTATACCCTACTCAGAACACCCGAAACTCCCCTTACAGATTTGGAATTGTTTTACGCGGCAAGAGATGTGCAAGTTATACCGGCCTATTTGCGCTACTTGCTTCACGCCAATGAATGGATGGAGCAAAGCGACTTTGGTTTTAGGGTACTCACGAAAACGTCAATTGTTAGACAAATGGCGCGCCGTGAAATTGAGCGTCTTACGGTTCCTAAAAAGAATGGCAAAAAGCTAGAGTTAAGACATGCTTTTATGCAACTGTGCAAGAAAGAGCTTCCAGCTAATTACACTTTATATGCATTACGCAAAGCCTGTTTTCGTGGTGGTTGGACGTTTACTGCTGCTAGGTATGCACTAACGCTACAAACTAACGTGCTTTCTGCTGACGCGGTTTCGATGCATCATACATTCATAAACGGGCGATATGTACCTCAAGATTTTAAGGTTTGCTATCCCAATGATTTGCGTGTTCATTTTCGTAGCGTATTAAATACAACACTTGACTACGTATTGAAGCATTATGAAAAACCGTTTGATTGTGCGTTTCATGCGCGCATACGGGTGCGTAAAATTAGGTTGCGTAAAAACACATGTTTTGAGCGTTGGGGTATTGCTTTAGAAGCAAGCTCAAAATTCAAGAAAAATATTAGCGCGGGTAATGAAATTGGATTTGACCCTGCAAACGTCGCCCAAGAAAATGCAGTTAGAGACAATGGTTGGTATGACAGATTTGAATGTGCTACCTTTGCATTTGGTAAGCTATATGAAGCTGACGAGATTATCCTGCATGTTAACGAGCTTGAATTGTGGACATTATCTCGTGTTTATGAATGGGATTCTTTAGAGCCAATTTTTGGTGAGGCTACAACTCGTTTTAAATTACCGCCAGATTTTGTTACGCTTCAAAGCAATAAACTATTTGAACAGAAAAGTGCTGCTAAGTTTATCAATTTTCATTATCAAAAGGGCGTGCCGTATCCTTACAATACTAGGTCGATACCTGACGGTATTGCGGAGGGATTGAAAAACGGCACGCTTGAGCCGCAGTTTTTTGAACAGTGGTATACAAGCACAGTAAAAGGAATGTTTAACGGCATCTATGGTACTATGGCACAAGACGTATTCAAACCGCAATATAAGTGTGATGCAGGAAACTTAGTTGTAGATGAAACAACAATTACCACGCCAGAAAACTACGATGATAAGAAACCAAGAAGTACGCGCGTGTTATATACATATGGGATGCGCATTGTTGGCGGTTCTAGGATGCACATGGCAATACTAATGGAATTACTCTGGAATAAGTTTGGTAATAGGATTCGCGTATTGGGTGGTGATACTGATTCCGTAAAAGTGTCGTGTGACAATGACGTTTCTGATGAAGAATTTGAAGCCGCAATGGAACCAATAGGGCAAGCCGCCAAAGAAGCAATAACTAGATGCATGGCTCGACTGCGTAAGAATTTTCCTGATTTAGCGTCAACTTTGAAAGGCATAGGTTCGTTTGAGATTGAGAATCGAGGTAAGCACTATGATTTACATTACGAAATGTGGAATAAAGCAAGAGTTTCTTTCGATGGTTCGCACGTACACATTACATGCGCCGGATTACCTCGACCTATCGGACTATACACAATTGAGTCATTTATGGATGACCTTATCACAGCGGGTAACAACCCTAGAAGGGTGCTCACTGAAACCGTCGGATTTGACACATTCATTTCAAACTCAATCTCACATACGCTCGAACACCACAAGCCCAAGCCTGAAGATATTTACGACGGAAGTGTTACAGATTATGCGGGCGTATGTGTACACGTACGGGCTCATCAATCGGTTGCGCTATACCCTGCCCCCAGATGGCTCGGTGAGACGCTTAAACTCACAAATAGACTTTCTGTTGAATTTCTTGAGCGTGAATATGGAAGAATTATCGACCCCGCTACGCGATATTTGGAGCGAGACACAAAGACAGGAAAAGCAAAACTTCTGAAAGACACGGAAAATGGCATAGAGGTTGTGATGCAGGCATGAGAGAGCACATTTGCTTTGAGTCTATATCGTGCAGGTTTTTGCAATATGTATCGGCGTCTAAAAGTTGGGTTTGCGTTAAGTATTTTGACGACATTTCTCATTGCGGTATTTGTATGCAATGTAAGTTTGCAAGACAGTTGGAAAAAGAAAGACAGTTAAGGAAAGGAGTTGTTAGTGGCAGATTTTTATGATTGGCATAAGACGCTTTCTTACGATGCAGACGTTACCATGGTTATTGGGCCACGTGGCGTAGGAAAGACATTTGGCTTGCGCAAGCAATGTATTAAGGATTTTTTGAAAGACGGAAGTCGCTTTGTAGAAGTAGTGCGATTTAAGGCGGAGCTTTCTGGTGTTGCAGATGGTTACTTTAACAGACTTCAAGATTTACCAGACTTTGAAGATTATATGTTTAAGACTGATGCACGCTACGGTTGGATAGCAAAAATACCGCCCGAGGTTCCAGAAGGTCAAAAGAAAATAAAACCGGACTGGATGTTAATGACGTATTTTATTGCCTTATCTGACGCACAGAAAATGAAAAAAAGAACATTCGATAAAGTACGGAGGATTATATTCGATGAATCCATTCTTGAAAGTAGTGACCGGTATCATAATTACCTTCCTAACGAGTTTGGCGTTTTGGCTAATCTCGTTGATACCGTCTCGCGAGAACGTGCGGATACATACTCTGTTCGTCCTCGCCTGTATTTACTTGGCAATGCTTGCGATTTATCTAATCCTTATTTTAGCGCTTATGGGGTAGGTACAGATTTAAAGTTTGGTTATCGTTGGTATGCGCAAAAAACATTTCTTTTGCACTACGTAGAAGCTGGCGAATATGGACGCGAAAAGTTAGTCGGCACAGTTGCAGGTAGAATGATGCAAGGTACCACAGCAGCCAAAATTGCAATTTCTAATGAGTTTGTTGGGTACAATTCTGAGTTTGTCAAAAGAAAAACAAGCAGGGCAAAGTTTTCGTTTGGCATAAAATGCAATGGAAAGACATTCGGAATTTGGGTGGATATTCAGGGAGGGTTATATTATGTAACAAATAGCATACCAAAAAATACGGACAAACCGATATACGCATTAACAGCCGAAGATAATCGCATCAATTATATTGCAGCTAGAAGCGCCAATAAAACACTGTCTTATTTTAAGGAAGTTTACTACATGAATTTGATACGGTATCAGAGTGTAACTATAAAGCGAGAATTTATTGAAGAAGTATTAACAAAATTTGGTATTGCATAAGGGGTGTGTCAAATGACTATTCATCTTAATGACATTTTGAATTATATGGGCGAGGGCTCCATTGCCGTTGTACATGTGCAACCCGAGAATCTTACTTTTATCTGCGAGATTTCTAGCACAGAAAGAAGAGACGAATTTAAATCTTATATCTATCGCCGCACACATCCTTATCTTAAAGTTACAAGTTTTCAGGGTTTAAAGTTTGTCGATAAGGGACTTGAGATTTTCTGTGAGTAGTGTTACACTTTTATAAATGCGACGCTTTGGTATGTGGCAAGTATTCGTAGTGCGGGGAAACTGCTTGGCTGCGGCGCACACGATGGAGTAACATTCCAGCTCTTTTAGCTACTACCATAGAACGTTCGCATATGTTAGAATAGGGGTACCGCCACACGACGTGCAGGCGGTGCCCCTTTTATTGTTGCACAAAGGAAGGACGTAATATATGGCCGATGAACGTGACAATACTCAGAGTGAGGTTAATAACGAGGAAAACGATGCACGAGAGGAGGACATTGTAAGGGATACCGATGCAGATACGCGAGATATTGAAAATGCTGAAAACGATTCTAATGCTGAAACTGAACGTCGATTTTCTGGCATAGAAGCAACGCTAGACCGCATTCTCGGCGAGTTGTCATCTTTGCGTGAAGCACAAGGTATCATGGTTGAGAACGGCGCTGTAGTCAATGACGTTGAAACCGATATTGGACACATTGAAGAGGACGAATTTGTTCCCCCTCGCGAGATGGATTTGCTTATCTAAGTTAGGAGACAAAAACTATGGCAACTGACAATTATACTATTCTACATGATATTTGGCTGCGAGGAACGAACGATTATCAGCAGCGCGTTCCTGAACCAACTCAGTCAAACATTGATGCAACCATGGGTGCGCTTTTTGACCCCATGAATCAGAATTATTTTAATCAGTTTATGGACGCGCTAATTATGCGCATTGGTACGACTTACGTTCATCAGCAGAGTTTTACTAATCCATTGCGTGAGTTTAAGAAGCCGCAGCTTATCTACGGTTCTACCATTCAGGAAATGATTCCTAAATGGATACGCGCTCATAGCTATATTGACGATGCCGAAGATGTGTTCAAAATGGCTCGACCTGATGCACGGGTTTGGTACCATTCACAGAATCGTCGTGACCGCTATGACATTACCATTAACGATGTTGAGCTACGAACGGCGTTCACGCAGGACAACGGATTGAATAAGCTAGTTTCTAGCATCATGCGAGTGCCCATCAATTCAGACGAATATGACGAGTACCGTATCATGATGCAGCTTATTGCTATTTATGAGCAGAAGTGGGGATTCTATAAGCACGCGCTCTCTGCGGCACCGACTGACGAGGCAACTGGCAAGGAATTTTTGCAGGCATTGCGTAGTTACGCAGGATTGCTACGATTCCCGAGCACGACTTACAACAACGGCGCACTTCCTGATATTCCCATCTTTGTGAATCCTGACGAGCTCATACTTCTTGTGACTCCGCAGACTCAGGCCGCGTTGGACGTTCAGACTCTCGCCGTTCTCTTCCACATGGAAAAGGCGGAAATTGAGTACCGCACTATTCTGGTTGACCAATTCCCCATTGCTAATGATGATTGTGTGGCGCTGCTTACGACGCGCGATTTCTTTATGTGCTGTGACACCGTTTATCGCAATACGTCGATGTACAATCCTAAGACGCTGGGGACTAACTATTTCCTGCATCATTGGGGTGTCTATTCTGTGTCGCCGTTCGTCCCCGCAATTATGTTCACGGTTGGCGGACAGACTACTACCATTGACACGGTTACGCAGACGGTCACTGGCATGACGATTTCCCCTGCGACTGATACGGTGTCGGCTGGTGAAGATGTTGAGCTTACCGTTGCTCTTACTGGTTCTCTTAATCCTGATGTGCCGTATCTTAAGGTTGCACCTTCCGCAGCTACTTATGTTACTACTGTCATGCGCGATGATGAACCTGTTTCTAGCCCGCGCACGCGTGTCGATGAATATGGTATTCTGCATGTCGCGCGCACGCTGGAAGTTGGCGACGTAATTACCGTCACGGCAAAGAGCACGTATGTTAACCCGTCTGGCGATACCACGGAATACACGGCAACTGGTACCTATACCGTAGCTTAGCCTTTCATACGGTTTAGGTTAGGTTTGGGGCGGCACTCTTTAGACTCGAAGGGTGTCGCCCCTCTTTAGAAAGGAATTACATTGCAATTTCCACATCTTTCTGATACTTCATTTCCAGACCTTAAAACGGTTAACGTTTATCAGTTTAGGAATACGTTTGACTATTCACGATGGACTGAAAAAACGCTTATAAAGCTATGTAATGTTTTATGGAATAGTAGCTATTCAGATGTTGTAAAATTTGACACTGATGAATTGCGTGATTCTTGGTTTGACTCTCTTAACGACTCTTGGACGTTAGAGCTCAGACAAGCTGCCAGTATCGTACCGGAAGGGTATGTAAAATTACCAATACCATACGATGTTATGGCACGTTATAATTACTTGTATATTGATATACCCATTATAACAAGCTCGGATGCTCCAATTGACTATGAAAATCCTAACGGGTTAAAGCGCTGGTACTTTTTTATAAATAATATTCGGTATCTATCCCCCAGCGCTACGCAAGTATATATAGACCTCGATATATGGACGAATTTTCAAAACAACATTGACATACCATATATGCTACTAGAAAGAGGTCATGCCCCAGTCGCAGCTTCTAATACTGATACATACCTAGCAAACCCCATTGCAAACAATCGCTATCTTTTGGCCCCAGATGTTAATTTTGACAACGCGGGAATTACTAGGTCTGGAACCTTTGTGCCATTTGGTAACGGCAATAAGTATGTATGCTTTGCAACAACTGTTAGCCCTGATTTAATTTCAACTTTGGGTGCAGTTACAGAGAATAGTGCTTACAATCCGACAGGAAACATAACTTACAGCGATGTTAACGCGCGATATGGCCATCAATTGCAAGTCAATGGGTTGAGTGTTGGAAATGGTAGAGACTATTCTCAGGCAAATACTCCCGCTAAAGTTGGTTTTTCGGACGGCAAAATAGCAAACAACCTTACTGTTTATGCAATTGCAGCTAGTGAATGTTACGGAAATGGCACGTTCTTTGCCGATATACTTTCGACTTGTCCGCAATTCCTAACAACCGTGCAGGCGTGTTTTGTTGTTGATGAAGCATGTATAACACTCGGTAGAAGTTACACAATTGCAGGGCATACTATTTATAAATGCGTTGGCAAAAAATCAACTCTACTAACAAAGGCACTTTCTAAGACAGATTTCAATTATCCTCAAGAGTTGCAAAGATTCGCAAAACTGTATACAGCTCCATATGCGCAACTTGAAATAACTGATAATGACGGCAATACTTATAAAGTAAATATTGAGGAAACCACCACACTATCTGTAAAGGCTGTTGTTTCGATTGCTTTCCCCTATATAAACGAACGCATATACATAGAGGGTATTGGTGGTGTTGGAAGTGAGTCGTATTCTTGGGTTGACTTGAATGGCAACACTTCGCAACTCAATATGCCAAATTCCGACTGGTTCAAATATTGCTTTGATTGGAAAATACCGACATTTGCCCTATATATGAACGGAGAGACAGCGTTTCAGTTGGAATCGTTCAATCGCAACGTAAAGCAAGCGATACAGCAAAGTATTGTTAACTATCACGTTTCCATGCGTAGCGCAAACACAGCATATGAAAATGCATGTGACCAAGCAGATGTTGCATATACTAATACGGTAAATAACGCGGCAACTGGAAGAGACAATTCTTATAGAAGTGCAGACACGGCTAAAACTAATACAGATGCCCTTGCTGATACACAGCATACAAATTCCTACAATACTGCTAACACCAACAAGACGAACGCAAACAACGCAGCGGTCACAGAAAAGCAAAATGCAGACAATCGTGCGCAAACCGAAAAAACAAACGCTGACAATAGTGCTGACGCATATCACACTAACGCCTACAATGTTGCCGACACTATATATAACAATAATGACAGAACATGCACCACGCTTTCTGACAACGTTGCCCTAAGCAATACTGGTACTGCGTATAATGAGGAAATGGGTATTACGGAATCTGATAATATCACAAACCTTCATAATCAGGCCAATAGTAATGCCGTCCTATATGGCAACAGAATGTTGTACTACACCACGGACGTAAATATTGAAAAAGCCACGGCAACGGCAATGATAACCGCTTTTGGTGACATTGGAAGTGCCGCTCTTAGTGGTTCGGTTGCGGGTGCTGTATCAATGGCAGGTATTGGAGCAGCCGCGGGAAGTGCCGCCGGAACTGTCGCACCGGGTTTGGGCAATGTTTTAGGTGCAGGCGGCGGTGCCGTTGGCGGTGCCGTTATTGGTGGTCTTACTGGTGCCGTTGGCGGTGCTATTAGCGCCGTTGCGAATAATCAGAGTGTTGGTGTTACGACTAATTCAAACCAACAAATAACTGACGCACAAGCTGCTTACAACACAAATACTAATAGTGCGAACATATCGTTTGCCAATGACATTCAGGACGCAAAAGACGCGCTACGACGCGCAATATATAGAGAGAACGCGACAATAGCCGTCGGTTTGCAAAACAATTCAAACACTACCAGTCGCGCCAATGCCGCCGCAGACAGGACAACTGCAAAAACAAACGCAACTACTACGCGAGATACCACCAAAGCTAATGCCACAAATTCTAAAAATACAGCGAACACAAATGCGGCAAACACTAAAAACACGGCGGATACAAATGCTGCAAATACAGCCACTATGCTAAAAGACAACGCCGATAACACGCAAGCAGTTACAAAGACAAATGCCACAAACACAAAGAACACTAGCAGGGCAAACGCACTTGACACATATAACACTACCGCTGCAAACGCTGGTAGGACTCAAACAAACGTCAAAGATAATGCGGGATATACTCGACAAGTTGCCGAGCTTAACGCTAAGGAGATTCTGGAAAATGGCAGATATGCAAGTATGGCAGCAGTTTTGGATGCGCGTAATAGCGCGCCAACTGAGTGTTGCCCTGCGTCTGGCAATCCTGCACCAGATTATATGCAAACGCGTGGTATTCAAATTAAGGTGAAAACTCAAAGCGATTCCGCAATTAGACAAACTGGAGATATTTTTGCACGCTTTGGCTATACATTAAATCAAATATGGGATGTTGCATCATCAGGTTTGAAATTGATGCATCATTTTACTTATTGGAAAGCTGCTGAAATTTGGGTTGATGATAGGGAGGCATCTAACAACGCTGTAAACACCTTCATCCGCAATATGTTTTTAAATGGAGTTACCGTCTGGAATAATCCTACGGAGATTGGAAAGATAAATGTCTACGCAAACTAGCGAAAATGTTAATGCTAATAATGAGCCTAGAGATATTTACGACCTCTTGGCACTTCCAACATATCAGGGTATGACTGATGAAGAAATAGACGCAATAATTAAATATCATGTAGAACGCGCAACCAGCGATGCCGAGTACCTACTAAAAACACAAATTGCGATAACAGAAATGGAAGCAAAAATACAGAACGGGCGAACCAATTCACAGAGGGCATTGGATATGATAGAATATCTAATAGAATATCCTCACACGGTAGAACCCGTGCAACCATTGAAGTTTGAGCCGCGTAGTTTGGAGTTGAGCAATGGGGCGTAGGGGAGGAAAAAATCGTAGAGCACAGCAACCGAATACCTCTTGTGATTATCGCATAGGTAAGCACAATCATAACTACTGGCAAACTGCTGACAGAAATGAACGCCTTTATAGGTACTACATTAATGTCATTATGCAAATGGCTATGTCTAGGTTCCGTTGGATTAATCTTCCGCCAACGTGTGACGAACGGTATTTGGAATGGATTCTATGCCTAGAGGGTGTTGCTACAATTGCTTTCCCAAAAAAGCAAAAAGGAACATTCTACACAACTCAGGCTGTACAGCAAGGTATGCTAAATATCTATCAAAATCCGACAAGATGGATTAGCTACGGTAACAACGGTTGGCGCTTTAATTGTGACTGGTCTAATGGTGTAATTATCTACGACAATATAACTAGGTTTCCTTTGATGGAAGGAATAGAGTTATATGCAAATGAATTGACTCACATAAGAATGACTAAGCAAATTAATCGTATGCATCAACAAACGCCGTGGATACTAAAAGGACCGCAGGAAAAGCGTCAGGATATGGTTAACATGTTTAAGCAAGTCTCTGGCGGCGAACCTGCGATACTCGCTACTGACGGCATAGACCAGATACAATATGAGGTATTCAATACAGAAGTGCCTTTCCTCGGTCATGACCTAAGCGAAGACGAAGAAGCCGTTTGGAAGCGAATTTATACAATGCTTGGGCTTGCGAATGTTCCTTTCAAAGCTGAGCGCCAAACTGAAGATGAAATTATGGCACAAAAATCTCCAACCAATTTGATTCTGCTTGGAAGTTTGGAAGAACGGCGCAGGGCTGCGAGGAAATTAAATAAGCGTTTTGGTAATTTTCTAAAGGAACCGATTAAAGTCGTTCTGCGCGCCGATAATGAGTCTGAGAATTGGAATTTCGAACACAACATTCAAAGCCAACTAAGGGCGGTAAATTAATGTTTGTCTCATTTCTTGTCACTGTTGTTATACTATTTCTTGTGACGTGGAAGGGAGTTGACTAGCTATGCAGCCAGATGTTCCCTATATTCCAGATGATTGGGACAAAATAGACTACAACGATTTTCACGCCGTGGTTTCTATACAGCTTTGTGAGTTGGCAAATGCAGGGTTTTTTGACCTCACTCGTGCCGACTGGGATTTTGGGCCAAAATTTAGCACCGAACAACACGCGCAACTATGCAAGAAAATAACTGACCATTATTGGTTCAGGGAAATTGCACTAACTCCGCCCGGTGTTTGGAAACATGAGTTTCTACGTAAGATGAATGAAATTATGCCTAAGTATATACCTTGGTATAAAACTTTGGCTGATGGTGTTGTTCTTGGAAGTGAATCTGAATATTATAAATCTCGCAACGTGTTTAGCGACTTTCCGCAAACCAGCTTGCAGGGTAATTCACAAGACTATGCAAGTACTGGAAATGACGTTGAATATGAGCGCATAAAACAGATAGACCCTCTCGAATTGGGAACGAGGCTCGAAACATACAACGATGTTGACCTTGCAATCATCAATGAAATCGAGTCTCTTTTCTCATGCCTGTTTACTGTTAATATTAACGGGTATTGATTGGAGGTGTATAATGGAAAGCGATTTTATACAGCTCATTTCTAATGTTGGTTTTCCTATCGCTGCATTTTGCATGATGTACTATATGTGCAATACGACGATAAAGGAAAACACTAAAGTTGTCGCAGACTGTGCGGAATTGATACGACATATAATCGACAGAAAGGAGGATGCGTAATGTCTTTTACTCCGACTGCACCAATTGCACCGTTTTTTGGTTGGACTCAATTCACTCCAGCATTGCCAGAATTTTATTGGGATGTTTATAGCGCGGAAGAGCGTATTAAAAAGATATGTTGCGAATTGCACAAATTGTGCGAGTACGCAAATATGCTAGGTGAAAATATCAATATTGACCACCAATTGATTGACGAGTTGCAGGACGCTTTTACAAAATTTATGGAAAGCGGTTTTGACGACTATTATAAAGCACAAATTGAAGCATGGATTAACGACCATTTTATTGATGTCATGAAAGCAATATTAAATCATGGTGTATTTTTTGGTCTTACTGATGACGGATATTTCTGTGCTAATGTGGTATGGCAGTTGACTACAGTGTTTGATACCGTTTTGGATTATAGCTCTGAAAACTACGGGCGTTTGACGCTAACCTACTAAAAAAGAAAGGGCATTATATCATGGCTTTTTCGCCTGAAGAAATCTCACAGATTCTTGAAGAGTTTTTTAAGGTTATTGGCACGCGACAATATATAGGCGCTCGCTATGTTCCAATTTTTGGCCGCAAAGACGAGACTTCTATTGAATGGGATAACTCGGCCCCATATGAGCCACTAACTATTGTGCTTTATCAGGGCAACTCTTATACCAGTCGTCAATTTGTGCCAAGTGGCGTTAATATCCTCAATCAAGATTATTGGGCATCAACTGGTATATATAATGCACAAGTAGAGCAGTATCGGCAAGAAGTGCTTGCTATTACGGGTACTGTTGACTCACTTGAGGAAAGTATTGAAAGTGTTACTGAGCTTGTAACAAATATGGGCCAGGAAATTGACTCTTTGGAAGATGAAACTGAAACGCTTACTACTAATGTTAACAGTTTGACGGACACGACTTCTACGCTCAATAATAAAGTAGAAGCTCTTGAAAATACCTCTGCAACTCTTGTCGATACAGTGGATACGCTAGAAGATACCACAAACGCTATTAAAGAAGATGTTGCAAGTTTGAATGACGATGTTTCAGCGCTACAAAGCGAACCGAAACCTACGTCAATATTGGACAATTCTTACCTCGGACGAATACATTTTAATAATAGTCAAAACGCTGTAACAGGCGGTTGCGCTCTAATTGACGACGAGACTCTGATATTTACGGCGTGCAATAATGATACTACTAATGACGTCGATATTTATCGAGTAGATTTGTATAATAAAACCACAGCAGCCCCAATTACACGCCAGTGGTATCATGCAAACAGCGTTGCTTATAATCGGAGCAGCAACAAGTTGTATGTTTCTCCCAATTGGGATTATGTAAACGGTACCCGACTTACTACAATTCTTGAGTGTAACCCAGTCACTTTTGCGGTTACTAATACATTCACTTTTGAGTTTGAACCCCATGCAATTTGTTGTGATAATGTAACAGGAAAAACTTACATTATTGGAACACCAGAATTTACTATTTATGAATTTGACGCTACTAGCGGACAGGCAAGTGCCCTGTTTACTATCCCCCGTTCAGAAATAATGCAGAAGGTAAATTCGATTGACGGAAATATCGGAGGATGGCAGGACGCTGCTGCATATGATAATGCCATTGCAATGCTAATGAGTGGCGAGCATGGTAATAATGTACTAATTGTAGACCTACAAACAAAAGATTTTAAATTCTACAGTATTAATCGAAACGTTGGACCATTCTTTGACCCTGAAGCTGAGGGTATAGATTTTACCAGTAAGGGAAATCTCATAATTGGAGGTCGTGCCAGAGTCGCAGGTAATGACAAACTTTTGGGTACGATTTATGAAGTGCCAATGTTCGGTTTCGTTGAAATAGGCGACACGGGCACGCAATATGAAGGTAGAACAACGCCGTGTTATGTAAACGGAACCCTAGATAAAAATTATACTATACATCCAAACGGCACGTCTGCGGCTCCGTTCCCCACATTTATCGAGGGTTATATCGGACTTAAAAATACCTTCCATAAGGCAATTACTGTAAGCGGTGACACTACGCTTGAAAATATGGGCACCTTTGAATATCAAGACTTCACACTAAATATTAACGCCAACGTGACCCTGCTTGTACAGAGTGCAACTTATTTCAAGAATGTTCGTTTCGCTGGAGCTAGCACCCACGGAATTATAAAAAAGGTGTCGGGTACAAGTATGCCACTACGTTGCTTTGGTGTTTGCACTTTCAGGCAGCTTAATTTCGACTCTGCAAACGAGGATACTACGACAAACTATTTTGTGCAAGGACGCGCTGCGCTTATTATACTTGTTGATTGCGACCGAATAAACAACACTAACAATGTCACAGAATTTAGAGGTGACGCTGGAGGAATAATTTTGGTCGATACTAATTCCACGGTTATTGCGAGTGGTTATACCGGCACTATTCAGCCATAATGAAAGGGCAATTTATCATGGCTATGTCTCCAGAGGAAATCTCACAGATTCTTGAAGAGTTTTTCGATGCTGTAGGTTCGCGTCATTATGTAGGCGCCCGTTATGTCCCAATTTTTGGACGCAGGGGTGAAAGCTCTATTACATGGGACAATACTAAGCCTTATGAGCCGCTTACTATCGTACTCTATCAGGGTAACAGCTTTACCTCTCGACAATACGTACCTGCGGGTGTTGACATTAGCAACACGGAATTTTGGGCCGAAACGGGCAACTATAATGCTCAGGTGGAGCAGTATCGACGAGATGCAATGCAAGCGCTACAAACAGCAGAAAACGCGCAAAATGACATTGACTCGCTTTTGCCAAAAGAAAAATTTAACGAAACAAATACTGTTTATTCATACATAAATTCTAAATTTGATAATATAATCAATCCTGATGATTTTAGCGGTAACGATAGTGAAAAAATACAACAAGCTATTAATTCTATAAACGACAAAGGTGGCTGTATTATAATAGACCGCGACTATAATATAACTACACCTATCGTTTTTAACCTTAGCTCTGATGCAGATAATGAATATCAAGCAAAAATTAAAAGATATGTTATAGGAATTGGAAAAAATAATCATATTAATATAAGCTCAACTATTGGATTTAAAGCTGTTGTCCCTAATGCTGGTGGCGTTTATTTTGAAAATATTTCATTTGTTTGTAGCAGAAACTCTGTGATAACTTGTTTTGATATAACCAATCTAATCCGACTGTTTTTTAATTGTTGTACTTTTGATAATTTTTTGTATGGGCTAGTGTCAAATGCAATTGATGCAAATTCAGTAATGCAAAATATCAATATTACAAATTGCTATTTTAATAATGTAACGTATGGCATATATGCTGAAAGCGGCGTATGGGCTTGCCAATTTGTAAATACTAACTTTGAAAACGGACACACATTTATTACCTTTGACGCGCTTACTCAAAATAACACCTCACGGGAAGTACTAATCGAAGGTTGCACAATCGAAAGTAATGCAGGGTCTGCATTAAAGCTAGGAGGAGTTGTTTATGGATGCTCAATTATAAATTGTTATTTTGAAGGTAATAGCTTATATGACATTGAAACAACTTCAAATACACAAATATATATTTTGAGCTGCTATTTCGAAGGTGCAGAAAATAAAGGTTGCGTAAAACTGCCAAACAACACAGCAGGCAACCATGCCGCTATAATAGCAAGAAATAATTATATCAGTAAAGGGTATTTTGTTGATAATACATCAGCAGTAGGCCAATTTGTAGATATTGACACTTGCCGAAATGCAACTGAATTAAATGCACTTATGGTGCCAAACCAAAAGGGCGTTGTAAATATTAATAGCAATAACAAAATTTGCATTTCGCAATCACACTCAGTAGAAATGACAACTACGCTTAAATACACTGGCATATCAATAACTATACCCGCATATAGCGTCTTTGATTTATCTTTCGTTGCTTGTTATAATAATTCAATACCTTCCTCTATCGTTATTAGTGACAATCCAGAAGTTGTGTATGCGCACACATACGGTTGCGGAACATATGCAGGCGATAATTCAGCGGCACAAGCGTGCATTGCAGGTGTAACAGAAGGTGAAAAAACTTTCTATGTTTTTACAAAGTATCAATCAGCAGCATTTAATAATATCTGGATAAATGGTTATTATTCCAGACGTTTGGTACAGAGAACAGGTGTATAACCATGCCCAATTCCCCATTAGTTTCATATACGTGTCTATCACCAAACTACACGCGCGGTCGCAACCATAAGATTGACCGAATTACTCCGCATTATGTTGCAGGAAATTGCACCATAGAGACACTCGGAGAAATCTTTCGTCCTACATCGCGCCGTGCAAGCTCAAACTATGGTATCGGTTCAGACGGAAGAATTGGAATGTACGTTGAAGAAGCTAACAGACCGTGGACTTCTGGCAGTAGCTATAACGACAATAGGGCTGTCACTATTGAGTGCGCTAATCTTGGTGACGGCTCTCTTACGCCTTCTTGCTGGAGCTCTCTTGTTGCCCTTTGCGTTGATATATGCAAGCGTAATAATATAGAAAAATTAAATTACACTGGTGATGATTCTGGAAATCTCACAATGCACAAGTGGTATCAAGACACAGATTGCCCCGGTCCTTGGCTAAGCAAACAATTCAATCGTTTGGCAAGCGAAGTTAACGCTATACTTTCAGGCGATAAGCCCAAACCGGAACCAACACCAGAAAAGCACTTTGGCGGTTTGTACGAATGTATGGTTTCCGTTTTGAACGTAAGAGACAAACCTAGTCTTAGAGGTAATCTTGTTGCACATTATTTAATCGGAGAAATTGTACAATTAGATGACTGGTATACAAGTGCAGATGGATACGTATGGGGTAGATACACAGGCAATCAAAGTGGAAAGCTACGCTATATTGCAGTTGGAAGAGACACGGGTAGAATTGAAAATGACGACTTCTTGATTAAGATAGGATAGCAAATGCAATTTAAAGAAAAATTTGAAGTTATTTGTCGCATGACAAATGATGAAGTTATATCTCTGGGTTTGTTCGACACCTATGAGGATGCCAATGACAATGCTATTATGCAAGCGTCTGTAGCACTTCCTCATGAATGTGTGAAGGCATACCAGATACAAAAGGTATATATCAACATACCAGTGTTCACATCTAATACCCCTTCAAATAGGGGGGGATTATAACAAAATTTCTTAAATAATTTTTTGCGCGCTACTTCCAAACGGTTGTGGCGCGCATTTTTGTTTGAAATCTGAAAACTTCAATTCTGAAAAATTAGAACCCCAAAAATTTTTGCCCTACCAGCCCACGGAAAATTGAAAATTTTTTTCGAGCCCGCGCGTGTATGCGAACGTTTGTTCGGGGTACGTGTGTTCGGGGTACGTGTGTTCGGGGTACGTGTGTTCGGGGTACGTGTGTTCGATAGAGTCCAGGCACTAGGCGGTGCGCTATTAGTTTGTGCGCAAAGCGATTAGAGCCCAGGTTCTAGGTTGTGCGCTATTTGTTTGTACGCAAACTTTTGAGCGCTAGAGAACGCGAAAATGCCTCAAATGGCAATTGTGATGGAATTGTGGTTTTGGAACCAATTCCGGTACGTCGAATTGTAAGGCGCGCGGATGCCCTAATATATGTATTAGATAGTACACTGAAAATTGGATATGCGCGCGGCCCGCCTGTACTTCTGCGGTGTTTCCGTTCAACGCATAGCGCGCCAACAGTGGCCCGAGGTGGTTAAAAGCGGCGTACCATGAGAACCGAATACAAATTCTTTAGCCGTTAGGTTTAACAGTTTTGGTTTAACAGTGTTTCACGTGAAACACTACCAAAAGCACCTAACAAGAAATAGACAATACAAGCCATGCAATGTAAGGACACAAGATGTTTAGTTACAACTGGACCGACGAAAACGGTAACGAACATAGGGTTTGTTTTCCTACTGGTTGGAAACGCCTAAATAGTTGTAAGGCGGCTACATACCATCGCATGTACGTAACAGAACACACGCAAAACGCAATGCGCGACACACTGACGCATGACACATGGTATCTGGTAAGTTACGGTACGCCAATTGCAATAGTGCACTCATGCACTAGTGAATCACTCATGCGAGTAGATTGGCACATCACCATAAATGAAAATGCATGGAATTGCAGCAACACTACAATTCAACATTTAAGTAAGTTTCTCGCATTTGCGACTGGTTGCCCGTATAGGTACATGCACATAAAGCGGCTTATGCAATCGCCGCGTATGCACTTTTTTACAGACGGGTCACTAGACTATGTACTAGACCCTATTACTGGAAATCCAGCACATACAGCTCATGTGTGGCGCATAACTGATACCGCAATGCGCGATGCTTTTAAGTCGGTGCCCTATTATGGGTAACAGTTGGTTAGCAGCCTATCTGCAATACGTGGTAGAAATAATAAAGTTTCTGCCTGTCGCACTAGTAGTTGGTTTTCCGTTCGTCGTATTTGGTGCCGTAATCGGCACTATGAAGCATTTCAAGTAAATGTAGAGTAGTAAAAGACTACTCACATAATAAGAAAGAAGGTATTTCAAATGGCACGTACTATTTCTAAGGCAATCGCAAGCGCTACGGTTTATGTTTTTGACCCTTCTACCGAATTTGAGTTGGACGAAAACGGTATGCCGATGGCTAACCGTAGTTTCCAATTGGACGGCAACCCTTCAGAGAATAAGGCTCGCATACAAGCACAGCAGCGTTTCGGTAAAAACGTAATGGTGTTGGCCGTGGAGGTGGACGAAACCAAATTGCGTATCGCTCCGGCCGTCTTTATCGCAAACAGCGAAGTTTGCAAGCCCGATACTACGTATGGCCGCGAGTACATTACACAGACTTTTAAGGTCACTACGGTTTCCGGTTTCTACACTGATGCAGACGGATTGCATCAGTTTAGTGAAACCTACGCAGGCGAGACTACAGCCAATAAGTTGCGCAATTGGGTTTGCGACAAATTCAACACGCAAAACGCTGTTGTGGCTAATGCCACTGTAAGCGAAGAGCGCCGTTACATGAGTCGCGAAAAATATCTGGAGCTTGCAAAGTAGCCTAGAGCACAAAAGCAGCCGCAATCCGAAATGCAAGAAAAAACGGGTTGCGGCTGCTGGAGAGTTTTTCGTATTAGTTTTAACTGGTCTTGCCGCGCGTCCCCACGCTGTAACGCAGCGTGACACACGGGACTGAAACGCGGCGGGGCCAGTTTGGAAC